CACAGGCAGAGATGCAATCTAAGATTCAAGTTAAGCAGGCTGAGATAGCATTCGAGATTGAGAAGATGAATGCAGAGGCTAACCTTAAGAAAGAGTTAATGGAGGTAGAGTTTAACATGCAGATGAGAATTAAAGGACAGGAATCTGAGGCATTAAAGACAAGAGAGAATGAAAGAGAGAAGGGCAAGTCAGAAAGGATTAGCCAGCAGTCTACTCAGACATCAAAGATAGTTAATCAAAAGAAAAATGACCTACCACCAATAGATTTTGAATCTAATGAGGATAGCTTAGATGGTTTTGATTTAGCTGAATTTGAGCCTAGATAAATATAAAAAAGTTTATTACCTTTGTAATCAGAGAATTAAATTAAATTAAAATAGAATATAATGGGAGAGTTTAAAGTAAGAGAGGTTAGTGCGGAACCCGAAAAGTCAAAACAGCAGATAGAGGCTGAACTTTTAGAGAAGCACGAGCAACAGTTTGAGGATGTAGATGCACCTAAAACAGAAGAGAAAGTAGTTGTAGGTGAAGATGTAACTGCCGAGTCAACAGAAGAGGTTGAACAAAAAGAATTACAAGATACTGACGTTCTTTCATATATAAAGAATAGGTATAAGGATAAAGAAATTAACTCTATTGATGAGTTGTTTGAGCGGAGAGAAAGTAATGAAGAGCTTCCAGAGGATGTCTCTACTTTCTTAAAGTTTAAAAAAGAAACTGGAAGGGGAATCAATGACTTTGTTAAGTTAAACAAGGATTTTGATAAAGATAACCCAGACAGCCTCTTGGCTGATTATTGGTCTGAGACTAAATCACATCTGGATAAGGATGATGTAGCTTTTGAATTAGAGCAGAGATTTGGTTACGATGAAGAAATGGATGAGGAGTCGGATATTAGAAAGACTAAAATCGCCAAGAAAGAAGAGCTTGCAAAAGCAAAGGAGTATTTTAACAAACAGAAGGAACTGTATAAATTACCGCTTGAGTCAAGCAGTGATTTTGTTTCAGAAGGGGAGAAGGAAAACTACAATGCTTACAAGAAAAACAAAGCTGAAGAATCTAATTCGCAGCAGCAAAATTTAAAAAGACAGGAGTACTTTTTAGATAAGACTAACAAATTATTCTCTGATGAGTTCAAAGGTTTTGAATTTAAGGTAGGGGAGAAGGAGTTAACTTATAAGCCTGGTAATCCAGAGCAACTAAAGAAAGCTCAGTCTGACGTTACTAACTTTATTGGCAAGCATGTTAATGAGGACGGTTACTTAAAGGATGCTAATGCGTATCACAGAGCTCTATCAGTAGCTATGAATCCAGAGGCTTTTGCGAAGTATTTTTACGAGCAGGGTCAATCGGATGCAATCGGTGATGTAACTAGGGAGTCTAAAAATGTAGACATGCCAGTTAGAAAAGCATCAGAGAGTGTGTCTAAGGGAGGATTTAAAGTTACCGCTATGAGTGAAGGAAGAGGTTCTGGAAAGCTACGAATAAGAAGTAAAAAAAAATAACTAAAAACTAAAAAAAATGGCAGGAGCTATAACAGGTGCAGCTGGACAACCAGCATTGACACCATCCGCTAGTAAGGCAACATTGCCTACTAATTACATTACTGATTTTAATTTCCTGAATCAGTACTTACCAGACACGTATGAGAAAGAATTTGAGAGATATGGAAACAGGTCTATCAACGCTTTCTTAAGAATGGTAGGGGCAGAGATGCCTACAAACTCAGACCTTATTAAATGGGAAGAGCAAGGAAGATTACATACACAATATACAGGAGTAACTGTAACAGCAGCTGTAGCACTTGGTATTCAAACTTTTGATATTGCAGCTGGTACGTGTAACTTTAGAGTTGGACAAACAGTGATGCTATCATCAGCTACTGATAATAAATTACTTAAAGGGGTAGTTACGGCAGTTAATGCTGGTAATGACCAAGAATTTACTGTAGCTTATTATGGTGCAGGTGTATCGTTTACTAATGGTCTTACAGATGTTGTGGCTTTTGTTTACGGTTCAGAGTTTAGAAAAGGTTCACCTGGAATGGTTGGTTCTTTAGAGGCTGACCCTGTAATCTTTGACAACAAACCGATTATCATAAAAGACAAGTACGTTGTTGCTGGTTCTGATATGGCTCAAATTGGTTGGGTTGAAGTAACATCAGAGAATGGTGCTGATGGATACCTTTGGTACATTAAGTCTGAGCACGAGACTCGTTTAAGATACGATGACTACTTAGAGATGGCTATGATTGAAGGAGTTCCAGCGGAAGCAGCTTCAGGTGCGGCTGGAGAACTTCAAGGAAGTGCAGCAGCAGCGGCAGTAGCTGGAAAAGGTGGTACTGACGGTATGTTTGATTCTATCGAGAATAGAGGAAATGTTTGGTCTGGTGGTAATCCAACAGCGTTAGCTGATTTTGATGCTATCATCCAAAGATTAGATAAGCAAGGTGCGATTCAAGAAAATGTTCTTTTTGTTAACAGACAAATGGGATTTGATATTGATGACATGTTAGCTGCTCAAAACTCTTACGGTGCAGGTGGTACTTCTTACGGATTGTTTGACAATGACGAAGAAATGGCACTTAACCTTGGATTCTCAGGATTCAAAAGAGGATATGAGTTCTATAAGTCTGACTGGAAATACCTTAACGATGCTACCTTAAGAGGTGGTTTAACTGCTGGTATAGTAAACGGTGTGTTAATTCCAGCTGGTTCTACTAATGTATACGACCAGGTTATGGGTAAAAATGCTCGTAGACCTTTCTTACACGTTAGATACAGAGCTTCTGAGACTGAAGACAGACGTTACAAGACTTGGATAACAGGTTCTGCTGGCGGTGCTGCTACAAGTGACCTTGATGCAATGGAAGTTAACTTCCTTTCTGAGAGAGCACTTTGTACATTAGGTGCAAACAACTTCTTTATCTTTAAGAGCTAAGAAGAATAAATAATACAGGGGAGGTTAATTCCTCCCCTTTTTTTTAAATTTAAAATTAAATAAAATGAAATTACAATCAAAAGATAAAATATACGTATTAAAAGCTAACACAACTCCATTAAGCTTTATGCTTTCTTCAAGAAATACAAGGAGATACCCATTAATGCATTTCGATGAGGAACAAGGTACGAACCGAGCTCTTCGTTATGCTAGAAATCAAAAAACACCTTTCGAGGATGAGCAGGATGATAATGCTATATTAGAGCCTGTAGTATTCGAGGATGGTTACTTAACGGTTCCAAAAAACAATCCTGTTTTACAGTGGTTCTTAAGTTTACATCCAGGGTTTGGTCAATTATTCGAGGAGGTAAACACAGAGAGAGATGCTTCTTCAGACGTAGAGTCTATGGATATTGAGTTAGAGGCAGAGATTGCAGCTAAAGAACTATCTATTGAGATGGCTGAATCTATCGCTAGGGTACTTATGGGCTCAAGGGCTGATAAGTTAAGTAGTGCTGAATTAAAAAGAGATGTTAGATTATATTCCAGAAACAATCCTGTAGAGTTTTTAGAGATGTTGGATGACCCAATGTTACAGCTTCAGGATTTAGCTCAAAAATCATTAAGTAATGGTTTAGTAGCCTTAAGAAATAATAAGAGGGATATTTACTTTAATTTAAAGGATAACAAGAAAAAGATGATGACTGTTCCTTTTGGGGAAGAGCCAGTATCTGCGTTAGCTTCATACCTTCAGACAGATGAAGGAATAGAGGTAATGACGATGTTAGAAAAAAAGTTAAAGTAAAACGTAACCTTTTAAAAGAACTTACGTATAGGTAAGTGTTTGTTATTCATAATTCATGTTATGTTTATTGGTTAAAAGAAGGGGCTTTCGAGTCCCTTTTTTTTATTATCTTTGTACTTTATAAACCCATAAAATTTTTTAAAATGGCAAAATTTTTAAGTATTCCAGTTACAAGTGAAGGAAATCAACTTGTTTCTGCTGACAACATTAAGTTAATTGAGCAAGCAACTAATACTACTGTTACTATTGTTTACGGAGGTGCAGCTGCTCAAGATGTAGTTACAATTACTCACGCTACGCAATCTAGTGGATTTCAAATGAGAGATGATATTCAAAATGCGGTTGTTTCTGCTCATCAAAGCATGTGGCAAAACGTTACCCAAGATGTGTCTCCAAGTAAGGCTGTTAGTGGTATTGCTATCGCTTAAGTAAAAGCTTTAGTGAATTTAATCAAGAGGACTTTTTATAGGTCCTCTTTTTTTTTGATTATCTTTGTAGTATGAGTACATTTATATCTATTCCTGTTTCTTTAAGTGATAAGTGAGTCCTCCGCAAACCATTACAGCAATTGGTTTTAGCTAATTTACATTTTTTAACTAAGTCCCTTTTTTTTCTTTATCTTTGTATCAAAGAATTTTTAGATGATTAACACGGTTAGAAATACAGTCATGGCAATCCTTAATAAGGATAACAATGGCTACGTGACTCCAGAAGAGTTTAACCTGTTTGCAAAGCAAGCTCAACTTGAGTTGTTTGAGGAATACTTCTACGACTACAAGAACGCACTTAACCTCCAGAATAAGAGGCTTTCTAACAGCGGTTATGCAGATATACCTAAACAGTTAGCTGAGGTGATAGATTTATTTACCAAGAAAGCAACAGGACTTACTTATGTTGCTGGTACTACATCTTTTACACTACCTACAGACTGGTACACATTAAACGTGGTTTATTACAACACCACTACTGAGGTTGAGAGAGTGAACCAGAATAAGATTAATAAATTAGTGATGTCTAATATGACAGCCCCTAATACAAGCTATCCTGCGTACTACTTAACAGGAGCTAGCGACTCAACACCAACACCAACCTCACCAGGTAACTCATTAATAGTATATCCAACAACCATAACAACAAACGTAGATGTTCTATATGTACGCTATCCATCTAGCCCTAAGTGGACCTATAATACAGTATCTGGCTCACCTGTATTTAATCAGTCAGCTGCCGATTATCAAGACTTTGAGCTACCTCTTTCAGACCAGGATACTCTAGTCTTTAAGATATTAGAGTACGCAGGTGTTAATATTAGAGAGGCAGCTGTAACGGCTTTTGCTTCACAAGAGGAAGCTATTAACGACCAAAAAGAAACCTAATGGCATATATAAGTAACTATCAATACTACACCAACTCAGGAACAGTTCCTCAGAGTGCTAACTGGGGAGAATACCAGTTTGTATCACTAAAGGATATTGTTAACAATTTTATGTTAATGTATGTGGGTGATGATAAGTTGGTTAATAACATTACCAGATACAACGTATTGTTTCACGCTAAGAGAGGTATTCAAGAGATTAACTATGACGCATTAAGAAATATAAAGGTATTACAACAGTCTGTCGGTGATGACTTAAGGTTTGTATTACCACCTGACTACGTAAACTATGTGCGTATATCTGTAGAGAAGGATGGTATATTATTTCCACTACACGAGAATAGTCAGATTAATTACGCTACTGAATACCTAAAGGACAATAGCGGAAATTTATTGTTTGACCAAGACGGTGAGGTATTAGAGGAGGAACTATCTCAGCTAGATAGGGATAGATTAGCAGGACTGCCTAAGCAACAATTCCTAGATTCAGGATTACGATATGGACAGTGGGGTTGGTGTGTCGATGGGAGCTGGTATTTTAGCTACGGAATAGGCGGATACTACGGACTAGACACATCTAAGGCTAATGTAAATGATAGCTTTAGAATTAATAAACAATCAGGTGTTATTAATTTTAGCTCTGGGGTTAATG